ATATCGGGGACATTGGATTGGCGCCGTTCGGGCACGGTGATGCAGCCCGGGCGCGATCCGCGCGTGTCGATGTTCCCCTGGCCCTGCTCATATTGTGGACTTCTCGTAGAGATACGCTATCGCGAGTGCCCCCACTGCGGAGCAAGCAGGGAGTTGTGATCCATGCCTTTTAGTAACACGCCCTGGGAGACTCCAGAGAGCAATCTGTCGCCAGAGGATTTTTGCAGCGTATGCTTGATCGACGAGAACGAACCGCGTCAGCAAAAGATCAAGGCAAACTGCAAACTGCCCATTCGTTCGACGCCCGGAGGCCCCTATAGCATGGCGGCCATGCGCAATGCGGCGGCGCGGTTGCCGCAGACTGACGCGCCAACCGACGCCAAGCGCAAGGCGGCGCGCCGGCTCGTTTCGCTCATGCGCGAGGCGGGGATGGAGCCGGGGGAATCGACGATGAGGATGGCGGGAATGAGATGACGATTCTGATTGCGCTGGGGGCTTTCATGCTGGGCTGCATATTCACCGCAGTAGGCTATAACGCCATGCTGACACGGCGGGGCATGGTTTGGGACCGCGTGCTGCGTATGTGGCGCTGGGCTGACAAGAAGTGGGGATATTGCCCGGCATGCAAACGCGGGGCAAAGACCGATGACCGACCGTGACTAATGAGATGAAAAGCCGCGATTGTGGTTCAGGATTCGAGGGAGAGCTGAAAATCACAGCATATTCTGCAACTCCAAATGTATCAATGACCGACCGTGACTTTTGGCTCACCATCCGCCGCGCGCTGCTGATGATCGTCGCGGCGATTGTGAAACACAAGTTGAAGATTGTCTCAAACGATGACGCACTGGGGGAGGGGGATTCGTGAGCAGAAAAGATAATCCCCCAAAGCCGCGCGTGACACTTGTGTACGGCCATGCCCCCTTATAGTGATGAGCAGGAATAGTCGATAACGTAACATACAACAACTGAATAGGCCCACATATCCCTTTTGGGAATCTCGGCTAGTTCTTGACAGCACGGCGCAAGCCTACCTGTCTGGACCTGGCCGTTTTTCTGTTCTGGCTCGCGGGCTGGCGAGCCTGGGCTGCGCAAGCAGTCCTAGAAGCTCCCCGCTAAAGCGGGGAGAGCAGTCACACTTACCTTACGCCTACTAGGGCGGCAAAAACTAGGAGTTGTAAAGATGGCAGACGCACAGACGGGTACACCAGAGCAGCCGCAAACCACGGACACCGCACCGGACAAAGGCGGGCAACAGGCGGCAAAGACGTTCACTCAGGACGAACTCAACACAGCTATTGGCGAACGATTGCAACGCGAGCAGCGAAAGTTTGACAAGGAGCGCACAGAGTTCACGGCCAAGTTTGCCGATTATGACGAGATGAAGAAGGCCGCAGCCAAATGGCAGGAAACCGAGAACGCCAAGAAAACCGAAATGGAGAAATTGGCGGATCGGATAGCCAAGCAGGAAGCGCAGTACGCCGAACTCCAAAGCCAGAATGCGAGACTGGCGCAGGAGCGAGCCGAGGCGCTGATCCGCAGCGCCATTGTGGCCAAGTCTGCGACATTTGGTTTCCGCGACCCGACGGACGCATGGCGAATGATAGACCTCGCCGCGCTGACCCTTCAGGATGACGGGACCATCGACAAACTCGACGAGCAACTCAAGGCGCTGGGTGAACAGAAGCCCTATCTGCTGCAAGCACAGCCGGAACAACAGCAGCAACAGTCACTACGGATAAGTCCGACGAACCCCGGGCATGGTCATGAGCAACAAGAGACGGACGCCCAACGTCGGCAACGCCTGTACGGGTATGGCGGGACGCCCATTGGCGGAACCAATAGCGGAGGTCTTGTCATGCCGGCCTTTGCAGATAAGAAAGAATGATAGTGTAGGAGTACGAAAATGGCAGTAGGACTTAGCGGTGTCAGCCAACTGGCGTCGCTATTCAACAACATCTATGAAGATGCCGTTTTCGTCGTGCGTGAGCAGAACTTGGCGACGCGACTGGTGCGTACGTATACGGATGGCCGGGGCGACGAGACTCGAACCCTGCCTGCCTATACCAGCGTGTCGTTTAGCAGCGTGGCCGAGACCGAGGACTTTTCCGCTCCAACGCAGTTCTCCAAGTCAGCGCTCTCGACCCTCACGCCCGGCGAATTGATGGCGCAGGTGCTCTTGACCGACCGTCGCATCACTACCGATCCGCAAGACGCGCGCAACGACGCCTCGCGCGAGCTTGGTGCGGCGGGTGCAGAGAAGGTGGACACAGACATCTTCGACAACTTCTCCAGCCTCACGGGCGGGACCGTGGGGGCCAGTGGTACCTCGATGATCTGGGGTTACTTGTTCGCCGCGCAGTCTATTTTGCGCGCGGGCAAGGTCCCCGGGCCGTATGTGGCGGTTCTCCATCCCTACCAGTACCATGACTTAGCTGGGGTGGCTGCGGTCAGCGCAACCGTCACTAATGCGCCACAGTTTCAGGACGAGGTGATGACCCGCTGGTTCGTGCAGCGGGTGGCGGGCATGGACATCTTCACCAGCGCAAACGTGCCCACCTCGGGCACCGATGCCTATGGGGCTGTGTTCTCCCGCGACGCCATCGCCTTTGACCTGCGACAGGACTTCCGGCTCGAACCAGAGCGTGACGCCTCGAAACGAGCGTGGGAGTTGAATGCTACGATGATGTACGCGCACGGTGTCTGGCGGCCGACGTGGGGTGTGCAAATCCTCACCGATATTACCACGCCGACGAGTTAGGGAGAATAACCATGTTCAACTATGACAATGTCCATGTACAAACCGTGGTTCTCTCCGATCCGACGGCGGACACTACCTCCCCGATCTTTCGCGTTCCTAGCCGGAACACCAAGATCGAGATTCTGGAAGCATGGGCCGCTTCGGATACGACCATCACCGGCGTCGGCGGCACTGGCTTTTCCCTGCGCTTGCTGGACTATGGCACGGCAGGTACGGCGGTGGGCGGCACGATCACTGCGACTCTCGGCGGCACTACGTCCACCTGGACGGCGAACACGCCGCGCACCTTCACTGTTAGCGAGGGCACTCTGGATGCCAACGACTATGTGATGGTGTACTACGATGAGACGGGCACCATCGCTCCGCTCAACATCACGGTCGGATTCTCTTGGGTTTCTGGTGTCGGGGCCTAACCCCGATGCGGCTGGCTAGCTGGCGCGCAGGCGCGCTCGGCGAAAAGGGTCGCCCCCACCCCTGCCAGCCGTCGAATGGGGGGAATCAGACAAGATATTCACGGCTCAAGTTCTCATTACTGTGAACTATTCCTTGGGGGCAAAGCAGCACATGAAAATTCTCTGGTTCTCGAATGCACCGTTAACAGCCTAGCGGCCTAGCGGGGGAACCCGCTACGGAAAACGCCTCAAATTCGGGGAAACTCTCTCTGAGACAATCCCGAGCCAAACCCGAAAGGGAAGGTGTAACGACTAGACGGGGCGCGCCCTTCGGGGCGGTGGGATAGTCTGAACTGCATGGTGACATGCAGATTCCGGCGGAAACGACCGGAACACCGCGAGAGCGGGGGCAACATAACTGGGGCACCTACGGGATACGGCAACCAAACGAACCTCTTTTGGTGGCGCATCGCCAGCCTGGGCTACGATGTGGAATTGGTCGCCAACTTTGGTTTGGCTGGCGCGCCGCTCAATGTGCCGGGCGGCAATGGGAAGACGGCGCGGATACTGCCGGGCGGCTATACCATGCACGGCCAGGACATCATCGTGCCGTGGACGCGGCACGCCAAGGCCGACATTGTGATCACGCTGTACGACGCTTGGGTATTCGATCCCAAGGCGATGAGCCAGGTGCGCTGGGTCCCTTGGTTGCCTGTGGACCACGACCCGCTGCCGCCGGGGATCAAGAACATCTTGGAGGTAGGCGCCTGGCAGCCGCTTGCCTATTCGCGCTTTGGCTATCAAGCCATGAAAGACGCGGGGCTCGATCCGCGCTACGTGCCGCATGGGGTGGATACGAAGTTGTTTGCACCGAAGGATCGCAGCGAGGCCCGCGCGGCGCTCAAGTGGAAGGATGCCAACGATATAGAGTTTCTGGCCATCATGGTCGCGGCCAACAAAGGAACGCCCAGCCGCAAGGCATTCCCGGAAGTGCTCAAGGCGTGGCGGGAGTTTGTGAAAAAGCACCCCAAATCGCTCTTGTATCTGCACACGCATCCGGGGATGGAGATGCAGGGCCTTGACTTGTCGCTGTTGCTGACTGCGTTGGACATGCCGGACAATAACGTGGCTTTCGCGGACCCAGATTGGCTGAAGATGGGCTATCCGCCTTCGTTCCTCAACAATCTGTACAACGCGGCGGATGTGCTGTTATCGCCCTCCTATGGCGAGGGCTTTGGGCTGCCCATCGTAGAGGCGCAGGCATGTGGCTGCCCGGTGATCGTGAACGATTGCACCTCGATGCCGGAGTTGTGCTTCGCCGGGTGGAAGACGGGCAACCAGCCGTGGTACACACCGCTGGGGAGTTGGCAATTCGTGCCCGAGATCGGGGACATAGAGGATGCGCTACACGAGGCGTACAAGCTGCGCGACTATGACAAGCTGCGCAGGGATGCGCGCCAGGGGGCGGAGGCATACGACGCCGATCTGGTGACAGAGCAGTATTGGAAGCCGGTGCTAGAGGAGTTGGCCAAAGAGGTAGCAGTCGCAGAGAACAAGGCGGCGACCGATCCATTGCAGATGGTGGACTTGGCGGTATGAGAGTCCGGTTTTTTAATCCTTCGGTATTTTGGTATTCCGGCGTGCACTATCGCCTCAACCCGGCGCTTGGTCTGCCCGTCTTGGCCGCTGTGCTGAAACGCGCTGGCCATCAGGCGCACGTCTGGGATTTGGAGGCGCTGCAAATCACGCCCGAGCGGCTAGCGCAGCAGTTCGCCTCTCAGCGCGGCCAGTGGCCCGATGCCGTGGGGTTCACCTGTACCACGCACGGCGCGCGAGGGGTACGGGAGTGTATCGCGGCGCTCAGGGGCGTAGGATTTGATCGCTACATCGCCGTGGGCGGGCCGCATGTCACGGCGCTGGCATGGGCGAATGCGGAGATAGAGCGTCTCCGCTGGGGCGCGGATGCCTTTGTCGTTGGCGAATGCGAGGGCAATGTTGCACGTCTCTTCGAGAAAAGGGCGAGCGGTGTTTTCGCGGGCGACCCCATGCCCATCGAGGAGATTCCTGGCCCCGACTGGGCAGCGCACACGCCGCCGCCGACATATTACATGGGCAACGCGCCACGGATCGACATGCCGGAAGGTATTGCCATGTGGAGCCGGGGCTGTCCGCATAGCTGCATATTCTGTGCCAATCCCGTATTTGGGCAGCAGAAGGTGCGCCGTCGTCCTGTAGCGGCCATCTATGATGACA